CTTGGCGGGTCCCTCGGGCGGGAAAAGCTCCTTAATAGCTCGGGCAGAGAAGTCCACGCAGACTTCAGTGAGCATGGGATGGACGACCCGACTTGCGCCCTGAAACTGAGCGCCGCCCGGTGCATCGTCACCAAGTCCTGTGCGTCGGATTCCCTCTTCGTACTGCTCATCGCGCTTCTTACGCGCCTCTTTGTCCTTCGCAATCAGACCCAAGAAGTCTTGAGCGACATCGTCCATGACGCCTTCAGGGAGCTTCTCGGCTAAGTTCGCATAGAACTCGCGCTCACCTACAGGCTCTTCCTCATCCTCGCCAAAGCGAACAATCGCCCCACCATCCTCGGTGTCTTCAATGTCCGAAACCTCCTCAGGGAGTTCAAACATCTCACCAAGGTCTTCTTGGGCTTCGTCCAGATCGTTCGGCTCAGACGCCATACGGATTACCTCTTGGGCGCTCGTTCACAATCATCCTAGGCTGCAACGGCTTAGGCTTACTCACGCTTATCATATCTTTATCGGCAAGGAAACGTAAACCTTGGGTGCAAGCGTCCATCAAATCGTCATGCTTAATGGTTCCCTCACCCGAAAACGAGCACAGTTGATACAAAAGCGGCTCCGCCCACGAGCGAATCTGTCCTTTTCGCTTATCCGACTCCACAAACCACACCATTCCAGCCGAAAATAGGTGCGAAACCATGTGCAATCGCGTCAATTTACTTGCTTTTCCCGGATTGTAGGCGTGAGCGACGATTCCCTCGCGTGCCAGCATCTGCCGGAGCGAAATTCCGCTGCCTTTGTCTTCGATCACGATGGTATCGGGCTTTCTTCCGGTGTTTAACATGCGACCGGGACCGAATTTCGGCTTGATCATCGGCTTTTGCTCATCGTCGCCGTAGAAAACCTCCATCTCTCGCTTCACTCGCTGGATCAAATCGGGCATTCCAAGCCGATCTTCCCAACAATCAAGCAAAATGATGTTTGGTTTCTCGTTTTCGTAGAAAAGTCCGAGCACCACACACGCTGACGGGTCGGAATCTGACGTTTTCTTGTCTCTTGTTTGCTCCGTGAAGGCCGTATCTAGGCTCATCACGATGTGTTCCAGTATGGGCAGGGGCTTTTTCGCTGGCCAGAGCTGCACCCAAGGGCGTTTGATGATGCCCTGCTCTTCGGGGTTCAGTACTTCTGCGTGAATTTCCTGCCGTCCGAGCGTCGTGCCCTCAAACTTCAAGAGCTGCTGCTGGAAAGTCGGCGCTAGATTCGCGATGTTCTCGTAAGTGGAAGCTCTCGTAACGTGCACATCGGCTCCGTCACGCTCAACCAAGTCTCTGATGAGGGCCTTAGGCTTTGGGGTAGTAGTAGCAACGATTCGCGGATGGGACCCTAGACGTAGCGCGAACATAATCATGTCCCACGCTTCTTGATCGTACTGCCACGCAGCCAACTCGTCCGTCCACGCACCATGCCACTGACCACCACGGAGCCGGTCGGGAGTCTCCGCGCTGATCCCTTTGATCAGGGACCCATTGGTTAAGATGATTTCCGAAAGCGAACGATTGTATTCCTTGACGATCTTCTCAGGAATGACCTGAATCAAACCCGAGTCGCCCTCAAAACACGTATCACGAATGTCAGCAGATGTCGGCGCACACACCAACCAGCGCGTCTCCGCCGCTTGATACGCCTCCCACCAAATCCATTCCGCTGCCGCTCTGGTCTTACCCGCGCCACGACCCGCCAACATCAACCACACAGTCCAACCCGGAGGCGGCGGAACCTGATGCTTGTGACGCTTTTGCTCCCATTTGGTGTGCGCGAGGAGAGCCTCTAAGTCCTCAACGGATAACTCGTTAAGCTTCTTAAGTAGCTCTGCCTGCGTCGGGGCAGGATTGGTCATAAATTACCGGTATCGCGAGGTCTTCTTCGCAATCTTCTTCGGCTGCGCGACAAACTGCTTACCCTGCGCCTTGCCTTCACGCTTAGCACGAGTGGTGGCTGCATATTCCTGCGGGGTAAGAGATTCAATCGCTGCCTTGGGTAGATACCGCTCGCCCGTCTTTGATGACGGCTTGCCTGACTTGGTGCGCCATTCTTGCGCGGTCCAATCCTTAAGAGATTTCTGAGGTGCTTTCATGGCTTAGTCCTTGTACCCGCCGCCCTTCTCTTTGTAGCGTTTGGCTAAAAGCTGCGCCTTTCGGGCTGACCATTGACCCGCTGCGGTGCCTTGGGTGGCGGATGCTTTGATCTCGTTAAACAACTTCTTACGCATCTCGGGCTTCGTGTAATTGCCCGCTGCGTTTACTTTAGACTTCGTTGGCATAGTGTCTCCGTATAACAGTTTGAGTATGCAGGATCAACCTGCCGGGAGGCCGCGATCTACCACAACCGGGTAGCCTGTGTGCCGGGGCGGAGTGCCTTAATGATGCAGAACCTTTAGGGGTCCCTTCAGCTTCCTCCCAGTCGCTGCACGCGCACCGTGCCAGATACCCAGATGGGACCCTAGAGTAAACGTGCGCAAGGGGGTAGTGCAAGTAAAAGTTGGAGTCGGGTTGGGAGATTGTTTGGGCAGATGGGACCCACACCCCCCTCCGTCGTTTGCGTGTGCTGGGGGTCATCGACTTGCGTCAATTGAGCGTCGATTGAAACTCAAAGGGGAACCTTAGCGACTTGGTTTATTACACGCTCATATATGCCAAGCACCCAGCGCAACATAATTGCCTAACTGTGGATAACTTGTGCATAAGTCCAGGCATTTGTGGATAACGTGTGAACAACTACAAAAATTCCTGCGATTGTTGCGTGGAAACAACCTGCAAAATCAATAACTTAAACTGTGGATAAGTCTGTGGATAACTGGGCGTTTAGCTGATTTTAGCGCGAACCAATACCAAGGGGGCGGTTAGGGGGTGCTCCGCCAATAGGGCTTCTAATGCGGTTTTACGCTACCGGGTTGCGCTCGCAGATTCGCCTATATAATGAGTGACTCAAATGACCGCAGAATGGTCGCGACAATCGAAAGTTGTTCAACCGGGTTGCGCATATAATTAGAGTGTCAATTGCCGCAGTAACGCGGCGCTATAAACCTATATTGGAGATTAAGACAATGGCACACGAACTCGACAACTCAACCGGCCTCTACGCATTCGCAGCAGTAGGGGGCGCTCAGTCCGCATGGCACGGGTTAGGCCAGTCCATCGAACCGGGTGATTCAATCGACACTATTACCCAAAAGGCCGGGCTTAATTGGAACGCGGTTCGCGCGCCCGTCACCTATAACGCGGGGGGCGTCATCAAGTCATTCGATAATCAATCGGTGCTGTACCGTGACGATACGCTTGCGCCCTTGGGTGTCGTTTCGGACAACCGCTACAACGTTCATCAACCGCGAGAGATCATGGAGTTCTTCGCAGACTTCCTGAGTGACAATGGCCTTTCAATTGAAACCGCTGGAGCTGTTAGGGGCGGCCGCATTGTGTGGTGCATGGCGAAGCTTGGTTCTGATTATGACTTCATCTTGCCGGGTTCCGATAAGGTCGCTGGCTACGTCCGATTGCAAACTAGTTTCGATGGCTCACGCGCTACTGACTTAGTGGCGACAACCATCCGTCAAGTATGTGCGAACACCATGCGAATGGTGAATGCGGATGCGAACGCGAAAGGCTACAAAAACAAGCACTCAACCCAGTTTGATCGTGACGCACTCGCACGGGCGTTTGGCCTCATGGGTGAACAGCACCGGATGACTTCGGAACAGTTCAATGCCCTTGCCAAAATCAAGGTTAGCGACTCGGATGCGCTCACATTCCTGAGCACGTTGCTGGACATCAACCCGGCGGAGATCGGCAAGGTTGACGCAAAGGGCAATAAGCTGGTGAGCACCAAGTCCGAAAACAACCTGCGCGCCCTTGTGACGGCCTACCGTAAAAGCCCCGGCGCTAACCTTGCGAGTGCGGACGGCACGGCATACGGCCTTTTGAACGCGGTAACGTACTATGTTGATCACGCGGCAACGGTTCGCGACACCGAAAACGATGGTGCAAAGGGCGCCCGATTCGCCAGCACCCAACTCGGTGCGGGTGACGCCTTGAAACAAAAGGCGCTTAAGTCACTAACCCAACAATTCGCACTCGCGGCATAAGGGGGCGCTATGTTGTCCGGTACTTTCATTGTGATACGTGAGGATGGTGCGGAGCTGCACTTGCTAACCCGTGATGAAGTTGGGTTTTACCTTTCGCGGTTCTTCACGGGTTGCGATTATGACAAGGTACGGCGGGGGTACTGGGGGCGTGACACTCTAGACGCTTTCCCGGCCTATCCCGTAGCCGTGGCCGAAGACATAGCCCTAACCTATGAGGGGGAGCACTCTGAGCGTGTACGTTATCTGGCCGCGTGTCTGGCGCTCGGTTCGCCTATCAACCCGGACGCGGACTCAGATTCAGACGGTGGAACCAAGGTAGACAACCCGCACCCGCTACCCGTTACCCCTCCGGGGGGCATCACATTAGAAGCTTTGATGAACTAAACCGGCGCTCAGGCGCTAACACTCGGGGGGGCATCATGCCCCCTCTTTTTTTTCGTCTACGGGTTCAGCTTCCCCGTCTATCGTGATTCCACGGGACAACATGGCGCTCAGTTCGCCTATTAACGCGGCCTTATGGGTGACTTCTACGCTCCCCGATAACTCCACCTGCTGGCGCTCCGAAAACTTGCCGCCCCCGCGTGTCTTTAGCAGGAATATGGCCGCAGTATCGGAGCCAGCCTTGGCACGTTGCGCGAGTGACTGCGCTATGTCATTGACCATGTTAGAGCACCCATTTTCGAACTCGTCACGATAGTGCTCGAACAGCGTGGATGGGCTGATACGCAAGGCGCTACAGACTCGCCTAGCATCGAACCCGCTGAAACTCATGGTCGCTATGGCCGCACTCAGGTTCGCATCCGGGTGTTTTCTAATATCGTTTATGGGTGTTACGGGTCTACTGGTGTTATAGTCTTGTATATCACCCGCAACCTGTCTCATATCGGCCTTTAATGGCTTTTCAGCGGACTTCGTTTCAGCCTTATCCTTACCAGCACCCATCTTATATTCGCCTCCAATCGCCTTATATCGCCTTATAGTGGCAATCTAATATCGACTCTCATGCCGGGCTTATACCGGCATCATATCGGCAGTCTCATATCGACCGCGCATTGCATCTTATACCGTAGCCGGTTGGGCTAGAACAGCCTCGAATTCTTTCTACGAAATTATATCCATCCACATGAAAGAATTGGACGCTTGTAAGTCATTGATTAGACTTAAAATAGTATATTTTATATATATATATATATATTTATTATATTTCTTTCTTATATCTCTTTTCTGTATATCTATCCAGTACCCCTCTGTGTCTGTTTACCATGAAAGAAATATAAAAAATAAAGAATTCGCAAAACAGCCTGATTCCTCAAGCCAATCAATGATTTACACGCGCACCCCAAAACTGCCCCTCAAATTCTTTCATACGAACTAATTACCAACCCCCTCTGGCAACGTTGCTTTCAAACAACAATCTGTTGCATTTACACCACAACTTCATTGCAACCTGTGGATAACCTGTGCATGACTCGCTATTGGCCGATTTCAGCGACAACCAAGGGGTAGGCCTAGGGTAGCGCAAGCGGCTTGCACAGAGCCTCTCCGTCGGTTTTACGAAAACGACCGCATCGTGGACAGACTTGCACGATCCCTTGCATACGCAACCGGCTTGTGTATACTAGCTTGTAGGCAGTCCAAGCGGCTGTCGGTTCTATAACAACCTATTAGGAGAATGGCACATGGCAAAGCTTGATCATGTCTTGTCGAACGGCTACACGTTCATTGCGGTTACAGCGGGTCATTATGGTTCATGGGCGAAGGCAACTGATCCCATGACGGCGATCCGAAACGCGGCTGATGAGAACGGCTACGGCGAAGCAAACAAGGTCGTCGTAATGTGTATGTACGCCAAGAGTGATTCGATTCGATGCGGCAGTTTCGGTGGCTTCCATTGGGACGAAGGCGCGAACCCGGTTCCTGTTGGAATGTTCACCGTCACACCGAAGGCAATTACTAAACACGCTGATTGCGTCAAGTTCATCGAACAGGCATTAGCGGATATTGCAGAGTCACAAAGAGCTGCGGCCTAACGCACGGGCGGGGACTTCCAACCCGCCTTTTCTTCTGATACGTTGTTATACGCAAGCGGATTGAGCAAAACATAAGAGAGGCACACCATGCACTTATATGACGTTGAAATTAGAAATGAGCAGGGACATATCGCGTTCATTTCTGTTGAGGCAAGAAACAGAAGCCAAGCTGCCAAGATAGTCGAGCGCATGGGGTACGTTGTTAGAAGCATCAACATGATTGGCTAATAAAACCATCAAACATAAGAAAGGCACACATGACACAAGCACAACGGTTTCGTGACTTACTGGCCGAGCAATACCGCGCCCTTTTCAACACGCCTGAATATGCAATGGCGGCTGCGCGGATGACACCGGAAGCTTTAGCTACTCGCATGACGGACGGTCTTATATCGGGAACCGCCAATAAGGACGGCGAGGGCATCAAGCGCACCTGTAAGGCACTTGGCATCAAGTACACCTATTCATCAATCAAGTCTTATTTAAAAGGCTGAGGAGGCCACATGAAACGCTTTACTGTTTCGCTTTGCCGAGTTGAGCATCGCATTTATCAAATCGAAGTTGAGGCCGACACGCCGGATGAAGCGCACGATATAGCCGTCGAGACATGGGACGACGACGACGAGGCTTTTACCGATTGCGGTGTTGTCCATGCTGAAGATTTCATCGAAGACGTTAAAGAAAAGCGGG